GGGTAAATACCATTCAGGTAAGAATAATGTCTTTAACATTAAGGCACGTCCTGGTCAAGGCACAATGAAGAATGGTTCCTATTGGAGGGACTATGCTTCGCCTCTGGAGTCTGCTAAGGACTTCATGAACCTGATGACTGATCCTCGCTATGCTCCTGGTCTAAAGGCCGCTAAGACGCCACGCCAAGCTATTGAAGCTATTGCGGCTGGTGGCTATGCTGGTGGTGAAGCTGCGTATCCTGGTAAGATCATTCGCATCATGCAACAGATGGGCGTTAATGTTGATCAACCATTTACCAAAACCAATAAACCTGGACGTAATACTGCATATATGCGTCCTACTCTTGCTTACATTACAGATAATATTGGTCCTACTTCTACTGGTCCTCATCTTGATGTAAAACAGCAAGATAATCCCAATACAGCTGTTAATGAATTTGCTAGGGAATTTTCTGCTAAAGCTCTCGATCAGTTTGTCGTTGTCGATGACCCTCAGTACGGACGAGTCCCATTGAGCCGTATTCCTATTACCGATACTTTTGCTGGTCATGTTGCGCGTGGTTCGCATGGTATTGATTATGGTACAGCTAAAGGTTCTAGAGTATTTATTCAAAATGGTGCTCGTATTGTCTCAAAAACACGAACTCAACACGGAGATAAATTGATTATTCAACTGCCGGATGGACGGCGTTTCAGTTTCTTGCATGGTAAATCAGTATGACCCAAACCCCCTTTGTTGATGAAGAAGAGCTGAAGCGTCTAGAGGCACAGTACGCAGAAGAGCAGTTACAAGCACAAGCTCCTGAGTACACGCCACAGACAGCAGCTCAAACTACTTTTAAGGAACCAACAACTGCACAAAATCAAGCTGCTGGTAATGTACAACCTGTAAAATCACCTCAACAGCAAGCTGTACAGCAACTTACTGGTGGTGGTAAACCTGAAGCACAACAACCACTTAATCGTGGTAGTGGCTTTATTTATGGTAGTGGTGACCCTAACGCTACGCTTGGTGAAGATGTAGGTAAGTATGCACAACGTACCCTTGAAGGTCTTGGTGCTGCTGGTATGGGTCTTATTGACTTTGGTATGGATGCCATTGGTCGTATCCCTGGTGCTGAGTGGATCGACGATGCTTGGGATAAACACACTAAATACCAGAACCCTGCCTTTGATAAGGCCCGTAAAGCCGCCTCTATTGTCCTACCTAGCATTGCTGTAGGTGGGGCTGCTGCAACGGCTGGTAAGGCCGTACAGGCTGGTGCTGTGCTGCCTAGCTTAGCTGTTGGTGGTGCTGCCTCTACTGTTGGTAAGACAGTTCAAGCAGGTGGTCTACTCCGTGGTCTTACTACTCTTGGTGTTGCTGTTGCTGGTGATGTTGGTGTCAACGTTATTAGTGATCAATCTGAAGAGGAAACTATTACTACTGCTGTTAAAGAAGTAGCTCCGTGGCTTCCTGTTCCTGATGCACTTGTTACTAAGGACACTGATTCTCCTGAAGTACGTCGCCAACGTAATATCTACGAATCTGCTGGTTTGAGTGTTGTAGGTGATTTGATTGGTTATTCCTGGAATGCTGGTCGATCCGTGATGGATTGGTTCAAGCCTAATGATAACACCGCTAAAGCTTATAAGGCTTCAGAGGCTATGGTCAATGCTGATGAAGCAACGTCTGTACGCATCTCTGAAATTAACACCCAAACTGAAGCACTCAAGGCTCAAGCTGATCAATACTCAGCACTGATTGCTCAGGATCCTGCTAATGCCTTCCAGTATAGTGTTGATCTAGATAACCTTAACAAGGCTATTAAGTCCCTTGAGGATGAGTCGGTAACTCTTGCTACTGAGTATCTCTCTACTGGTAAGTCTAGTTTGACTGAGAATCCCTTGGATTCCTTTATTCAACGTCAGCAGATCTCCAGGGATCTACAAATTGATGAAGTTGGTAAGGCACGTCTATTTGATGATCCAGAAGGTGTTGCTGGTGTTGATGCCTACATCAGTCCTAATATGTTCCCAGAGGGCTCTACAGCAGCCTTGAGTATCCCTCCAGGTAACATGGCTAGGAATATGGCTGATGTGGCTGCAATCAAGCTTGGAGGCGCTTCTGGAAGCCCTGCACCGATTATGTCTGAGCGGGCCTATATGGACCTGGCTAGGGGTAATCTTCAGTCACGAGACATTATCCTTGATATTGCAGAGGCTACTCGCTCTGCTGGTGATTTCGATGCTACAGTTAACGGATTCCGTTATACTAAGGCTCAGATGTCACAGGCAGCATTTGAGATCTACAAGGATATTATTGCTGCAGATACTGTAGATGATGTTAAGAAGCTGTTCCTTGACAATAGGGATGTAAAGACTATCCTTGATGGCCGTAAGATCTCATATGTTAATGACATTCAAGCTGAAGGTATCGCCTATGCAATGCGTGACCTAACTGATAAATACCTTGGTCGTGTTGCTACTGAGACCTCTGCACGAGCAATGGATACTGTTGGTCGTGAGATCTCTGATATTTCTGAAGGATTCAAAGCCCTTCCTGAAGCTGCTGATTATGATCGTTTCACTGAAATGATTGCTGATCGCATTGGCTTCCTGATGTCTGAGTATTCACTCAATAAGTACATTGCTGGTTGGGCACTTAAGAACCAAGACCGTTGGGCACAGATCGTCCAGAAGTCTGGTGATCCAGAGGCTAGCCTTAAGGAGCTTACGCAACAGTTTGATCTACGTATGCAAGATGCTACAAAGCGTGGTCAAAGTTATCGAGACATGATTGTGAAGGTTGCTCAGGAACGACCTGATGCAGCACAAGCTCTTATCGATGCGTTTGCTGTTACCAAAGGTGATGTAGATACTATTGATAAGTTGATGAAATGGAGCGCTCAACAACTGAGCCCCATGGGTCTACTTAAGGGTAGTAGTGATGGTCTCAATGCCTTTGCTCAAGGTGTATGGGCAGTCCGTTATAACAACACTTTGTCAGGTCTTTCAGCTATTCGTGCTATTACAGCTAACGAAGTAAGCCTTCTTTTGCGTCCTATTAACTCAATTCTAGGTACAGGAGTTGGAATGCTTATGGGGCGTAATACTGTAGATGACCTTCAAAAGGCTATTTATACACATGGCTCTGTACTGGACGTAAAACGTAAAGCTCTTAAAGATTCCTGGGATACGTTCAAAGGTTTGTGGAATAACGGTAAGTGGGGTAATGATTTTAGTATGGATGCTAAGTCATTAGCTCGTGCTGATCTAGTTACCGATTACAACCCTTCTGTGTGGGATACCCTTGGTAACATGGAGAAGGTGTGGGAAAAGGAAGGTAACTTTGGTCGTCTTTATCAGTACCGCTTTGCTCGTGCATTGTATGACCTTGGTAACTGGCGCTGGTTTAAGTATGGCACCAATGCTTTAATTAGTGCTGATGCTTACGTGCAAACCAATATTGCATCTCAGCTTGCTCGTTCACGAGCTTGGGAAGAAGTAGCTAGTATTGGTTATAAAGGTGAAGAGTTAGCAGAAAACATGAAGAAGGCTACCAAGATGGCCTATGATGAAATGTTTGACTCTGCTGGTAACTTGACTGATCAAGCTGCTCGCTATGCTACTGGAGAGATCGCTCTTAACTTTGATGATCACACGTCATCTTGGTTGAGTATGGGTGTTAACAAACTGCCACTCATTAAACCATTCTTCATGTTCCCCAAGACTGGTGTTAATGGCGCTAAGATGGCTATGTCATATACGCCTCTTGCTACATTGCCTGGCACTTCTCGTTATGCTAAAGTTTTGTGGGCAGGAGATGATATTGATAAGATCAAAACTGCCTTGCTTGAGCACAACATCGACTATGATCTTGTACCTAATGGTATGGAGATCTTCAAAGGTCTTGAAGCTGAATATCGTGGCCGTGTAGCATTCGGTGGTCTTCTTGCTTCTAGCATGATGGGATATGCTATGGGTGGTAACATCCGTGGCAATGGTCCCGTTAATGCTGCTGAGCGTAGGAAACTTCGTGATAACTTTAACTGGCAACCAAAAACAATTAACATTGGTGGTAAGTGGGTCAGCTATGCTGGTTATGAACCACTTGATACTGTGTTGACTTTGGTTGGTGACCTTGCTTATTACTCTAGAGATATTGGATCAACTCTATTCGAGGAGTATCAAAGCAAACTAGCTTGGACCTTTGCTGCTACCTTTGTCAATAAAACATGGGTTGCTGGTCTTGAACCTCTTGTAGCTTTTGCTTCTGGTGATCAGACTGCTGTTAGTCGCTTCCTGGCTAATGAAGTACGTTCTATGATTCCTTTGTCCGGTGCCCTTGGTGTTGCGGCTAACGCGGTATCAAGTTCCCAGAAGGACATCTATAATGACTTTGTTGGTTATGTTAAGAACCGTCTTCCTGGACTTAACAAGGAACTTCCAGAACAAATTGATATTTATACTGGTAAACCTTTGAATGATATTGATAATCCAATCCTCCGTGGCTTGAACGCTCTTAACCCTGTTAAGATCAGTGATGGTACAGAGAAGTGGAGACAGTGGATTATCGATAGTGGATGGGATGGTCTGCAGATGATTCGTAAAGATTCAACTGGTAACCACGAGTACACTCCAGCAGAAAGAGAAATTCTCTATCGTTACATTGGTGAGCAACAAATTTGGAAAGAGTTTGATAAACTTAGCAAGAATAAAAAGTACAATGATCAGCTTGACCGCATTCGTGCAATGAGGGTTGAAGGTCGTCCTAAGGATGAAATCAACGCTGCTCAATCTGAAGTTTATTCTGTTATGAATCAAATCATGACAAATGCTCAAAAATCTGCAGAGCTTCGCCTTCAAAATGAAAACCAACCAATGTGGGAATCTATTCAGGAATCTATCTTGAATAAGAGCTACATGCAACAAGGGCGTATTGATGATGCTGCTCGTGCGGCTGATCGCCGTAAGGCACAGATTGAACAACTTACTCAAATGTACAGGTAACCTTTAATGGCTGTTACTGAGAATACTTATACAGGGAACGGGTCAACCGTTCTCTATTCTTTCACTTTCCCATATTTAGCCGCTACTGATATTAAAGTCAGTATCAATGGCGTTCTTACAACTGCATATACTTTAGCCAACGCAACAACGATTCAATTTAATACTGCCCCTTCTAATGGAGCAGCTATTAGAATTTATCGTTCAACATCAGATGCAGCAAAACGGGCTACCTTCTTCCCTGGATCTTCTATACGTGCTGCTGATCTAAATGAGGACTTTGATCAAGTACTTTATATTGCTCAAGAAACGGCTAACTTAGCTGCTAGTACTGATGCTTCTGCTATTCAAGCTACAGCAAATACAGCGTTAGCTACTTCTAATACTGCACTGACTACGGCCAATGCAGCTAGTGTAACTGCTAATGGTATTGCTGGAACGGCTAATACTGCATTAAGTAATTCCACTACTGCTGTATCTACTGCTAATGCGGCTAACTCTACTGCAACTTCAGCTCTAAGTGTAGCTAATGCAGCATTGCCGCTAACTGGCGGCACCATGACTGGTTCAATTACTTTTAGTGGTGGTCAACCAACAGGTACAACTAGTACGCCTGGCATTATTCAACTTACTGATTCAACCAGCTCAACTAGCGTCACAACTGCTGCCACTCCTAATTCGGTAAAAAGTACATACGACGCAGCGATGCTGAAAACTGGCGGTACTTTTACCGGAGACGTAACTCTTAACGCCCAAAGCGATCTGCGTTTTGCCGATAGCGACAGCAGCAACTGGGTTGCCTTCCAAGCGCCTGCAACTGTTGCATCAAATGTCACTTGGACGCTGCCTGCAGCCGATGGCACAGATGGTCAAAAGCTGAGCACCAACGGATCTGGTGTTCTGAGCTGGACGGCTAGTGCTCCAAAGATTACTTATCTGACATCCGGCACAAGTGCCACGTATACGCCGACAACCGGCACTAAGGCGATCTACGTCGAAGTCGTTGGTGCAGGTGGTGGAGGCGGTGGTGTTGACGGCCAAGGCGCTGGGACAGGTGCTGTTGGTGCTTCTGGCGGTGGCGGTGGTTATACGGCCAAACTGATCACCAGTCCGGCAGTTTCTTACACCTATACGATTGGCGCTGGTGGATCTGCAGGTTCATCTGCCGCTGGCAGCGGAGGTGGTGGCGGCACTTCAACTTTTACTGACGGCACACTGACACTGACCGCGACTGGCGGTGACGGCGGCACTGGTCTTACGGCAACAGCTGGTAATTCCACAGGCTCGGCTGGCGGTATCGGCGGAGCGGGAAGTGGTGGAGACCTAAACCTTGAAGGTAGACGCGCTGGCAACAGAGCTGTCGCAAGCGGTCTTGTCGTAAGCCTTTCCACCTCTGGAGCAGCGCCCTTTTTTGGAGGCGGAAAAACCACCGCTATTGGCAACGCTGGAGAGGCTGGAACAAATTACGGCGAAGGTGGATCTGCTGGAGCTGTCTATAACGTCACAACAAACTACGCTGGCGGCGCTGGTGCTGCTGGCGTCATCCGCATCACGGAGTTCTTCTGATGAAAACCGTCATCTACGACCCTGTTGCTGATCTCGTCATCAACGTCGGCATGGGCGAGCCAAGTGGTCCTGCACCATCAGGACTGGAATTCATCGTCGTCGAAAACGATGTATATGTCGGACCCGGCTGCAAGCGTGCTGAAGACGGTACGTATTACATGCCGCCCTCTGATCCTGAATAACGAATAGTTAATTTACTGCAATGATTACTATCTTTGGAGCCAAGGTCTCTCTTGAGGCTTTGGCTTTTTTTATTCTCTTTTTAGCTTCTGAGTATCTAGGTTTTAACAAAAAGATTCGCTCTAATACAGTTAGTCAATTTGTTGTACGTGCTGCTCGTCTTGCTCGGCCATTCCGTAAGGAAGACGACAAGATCTCTCAAATTAAAAAGATTCTTCGCGGGTAATCTACATGGTACTGCTGCCTGTAAAACAGTATTACCCTCAAACAGATAGTGCAACAGGTCACGGAGATCGGATGTGCTTTAGCTCAACATGCGCTATGGCTATTAAGTATCTCCGTCCTGATGCTCTAAAGGGTAGTAATGCCGATGATGATTACTTGAGAACAGTTCTCAAATACGGTGACACTACAAACTCCACCAGTCAAATCAAAGCCTGTCAGCAGTACGGTGTTCTTGCTTCCTTCTACACAAAAGGTACAAGGCAATCGTTAATTAATGAACTAAAGGCTGGGTATCCAGTAGCTACTGGCATCTTACATAAAGGTCACGTTTCTAATCCTGTTGGTGGTGGCCATTGGATGCTACTCATCGGTGATGATGGAGAGCGTGGCATCTTCCACGATCCTTACGGAGAAATGGATAATGTCAATGGCGGCTATGTCTCTATTGGATCTGGTGGTAAGGATGTTAAATACTCCTGGAAAAATTGGCTTCAACGGTGGGAAGTTGAAGGTAAAGGTACAGGATGGTTTATGACCTTCCGGCCTATGCAGCAAACACAGCCTATCGCTCCCGCTGTTAACACGTGGAAGGGAATTATCACTGCCGCCTCTAAGGCAGGGGCTAAGTTTCCTGAAGTTGTAGCTGCACAATGGGCACTTGAAAGTGGTTACGGGAAACACACCTCTGGTAAGAACAATTACTTTGGTCTCAAAGGCGAAGGCTCTGAACGTGAAACAAAAGAGTTCATTAATGGGCAATGGGTAACAATCCATGCTGGATTCATTGATTTCCCTGATCTACAAACTTGTGTGTCTTACCTTGTAGACCGTTGGTACCGAGACTACAAACGCTTCAAAGGAGTCAATCGTGCTAATTCTCCTGAAGAATGCGCTCGTCTTCTTGTAGCTGAAGGATATGCTACCGATCCTCAATACTCTGATAAATTAATTAAACTACTTCGGGAGAATGATTGAAGCAAGTGTAGCGGCAGGTATTGCCCTGTTTACCGCTATTGTATCGGTGCATAACCGCCTACATTCCAAAATTAGTGAAGTAGACAGTCGCGTAGACAAAGTAGAACTTCGCGTTGCTGAAAACTATGTTCAAAAACAAGAGCTAGCAGTTGCTCTTCAGAAAATGGAGGATCACATGATCCGTATTGAAAACAAACTAGATCAAATAGTATTGAGAAATGGCTAAGAATAAAGCCACGGAAGACATGTTCAATGAGTTGCATAATATGGTAACTCAAGAACTTCTTAATCGAATTAAATCAGGTGAAGCGTCAACTGCTGACCTTAAAGCTGCTTGTGATTGGCTAGCTAAAAATGATATTAGTGGTGTTGCTTACGAGGGCAATCCACTAGATAAACTTGCTACTATTATGCCTAAGATTGATCCCGAACTTGTGCAAACGAGGTTGTATGGCAAGTCGCACGTCTAAATTCTATAAGGACAACCCTGAAGCTAGGGATAAACGTCTTAAGTACCAAAAGAAGTACAACAAGCAAAGTATGCAAATACGTAAACGAGTTGAACTTAATAAGATCAACAGACAGAAAGGAACCTATGGTAATGGTGATGGAAAGGATGTTTCTCACACCAAGGATGGTTCCACTGTTATGGAAGATCAATCTAAAAATCGAGCCCGGAATCGGGGCAAAAAATAAGATGGTATGACTCCTTTACTACCGAGTCCTGATCACTATCTCCACAACCTTATAACGATGACAAGTCCTGAAGCTAAGCGTCTTTGGAGACGCGCCATTAAGGAGCACTTTAATTGTCAATGTGTCTACTGCGGAGAAACTTATGAATTACACGAACTTACTCTCGATCATGTTAAACCAAAATGCTATGGAGGAGAAGACCTCACCTCAAACCTTGTACCTAGCTGCTGGCAGTGTAATCAGAACAAAGGTAGTAACAATTGGCTTCAGTGGATGAGGGATACTTTTGGTATCACCACAAGGGAGCAACTTATTCTTTCTCACATTAAATAACAATGGCTCGACGTTCACTTAAAGATGATTTGAATGACATCCGTTCTATGATTAAAAAATCCAAAGAACGGCAAGGTGTAGATACAAAGGCAGAAATGGGTTCTAGGGCTATGAAGGCTACTGGAACTGAGCAGAATTTTATGCAAGGTGGCTATACTACCAAAACTAAAGTAGATGGTTCTAGGTTTCAAGGAGCACCCCTTTCTCAAGCAAACTTGCAGGATTATAGAGAAGCTCAGCAGCAACCTAAACCACAAGCACAAGTTAAACCGAAACCCCCTCGTGCTCGTCCTATGCCTGGTCGTGAAGGAATGATGGCTAAGGCAGAAGAAGAGCGTAAGCGTCGTATGCGTGGTGAGTCGGCTGTTATTGGGGGCTAGTCATGGCTCCTAAAAACAAAGCCATGCCCAAAAGTAAACCAAAGGTAGATCCTGTTAATAAATTGTTACAGGAACGAGAGTTGGAATACCAGGGGGCTATGGGTATTGCTAACAATGATTTGCGGGCAAAAGAAACTGAATTGCTGCAAATTCAACAGGCATACAAGAATAGTGGGATAAAAGTAGAAGGGTTCGACGAGTTTTTGGCCAACAAACATGCTCAAATTAAACGAGCATATAGAGACGTTGTTAGCGAACAATCTTACCTCTTTGAAAACGATTTGAGGAATTACGCTATTGGCTCTGGTGAGTTATTGGATGTAACTAAAACTGAGGCCAACCAACGTAAAATTTCACAACCAATTCCTGGGACACAAGCACACCATCCAGCTTCTGTGTCTTCCGTAGAAAGTTATTTACGGAATATGCCGATGGCTGAGCAACGTCGTACACTTGATCTTTTAGTTAGTCAAGGTTATGTTGTTGGTTCAAAGGCAGAAGGCTTTATTCCATTATCTGGCCCAGCACATTTAGGCGGAGGCGAGCGTTGGGGTAAAGCATTTGCTCACGTTGGTAAGGAAGGTGTTGAGTCTGATCCCGGTAGATTCAAAGGAACTGCTCTTCCTAAAAACACAACAGCTGAGCAAGCTGTAGCGGCAATGAAGCCAATGTTGGACGAACAAATTGCCCTTAATACAGCTGCTTACAATCATCCAATTGAGCAGCAAATGCGACAAGTTGCTGAGCAATTGATTGGAAAACCTATCACTTGGATGGGTGGTGGTGAAGAAGATCTAAAAGCGCAAAGAGTTGCCGCTAAAACTCAAGGAATTAATGCTACTACTATTTCCAAGGGATTTAGCAAATATCCTCAATTAATGGGTACTGAACAGGTTCCTGGTGTCAGTATCATGACAGATGTCGGGACAAGGATTCCTCTTGGCACTAAACCGAGTGATGAGGTACGCGCCCAGGCAAGAGAAACAGTTCGCAATCCAAACATTGTGCTTGCTAGAAGCCAAACCCTTGGCCAAAAAGCAGCGGCTATTGCTAACAGAGAGCCAGTAGCTTCTGTAACTACTGCAGTTGTTGTACCGACAAAACCAGCAGCTAAACCAGCAGCTAAACCAGCAGCTAAACCAGCAGCTAAACCAGCAGCTAAACCAGTAGCTAAACCTAAACCAAAAGTTCGCACTACTCCTGCTGTTGTAACGCAGAAATCGCGTACTAAACCAACTAGCGCTAGTATGCAAATTAGGGCAATGCAGCGATCAGCGCCTGATGTTATTAACATTCAACCTGGAATGAGTTTGCCCTCTAGTTCACTTATTCAAGGTATCTAATGGACAAAAAGAAAGCACCAAACAAACCACCCGATAAAAACTTTATCAAACAAGTTCTAGATAACTTAAAGATCGGATATACTGATGGTAAGAATCCTATTGGTCGTGCTATGACTGGTCATGGATTTATGCCATCTAAAAACGCTGCTTTGAATTTTGGGGCATTGATGAATATGCCGTATGATCCTGAGATGCGTATTCGTCCTAAAGATCCTCAGCAACAACTGCGAGCCAATAATGCACGCATCGGTCAAATTGAACGTATTCACAACGTCTACATCAAGCCGAGAGTAAAACTCGCTGATTGACCCCTACAAGCCCCTACAACACCCCTGTGGGGGCTTTTCCATACATTCTACCACCAATGGCTCCAATCTTCGTTACAGGTCCTCAGAGAAGCGGTACAACGATTGCTGCTCGTATCCTAGCATCTGACTTCAAACGTCCTTATGTAGATGAATCAGAATATACACCACAATCGATCCCACCCAATGCTGTTATTCAAGCACCGTTCATCATCAAAGCTGTAATAGAACTTTCCTTTATGTTCCCTAAAGCACAGTTTGTTTTTATGGAACGTAATGTTGAGGACATTATCAAAAGCATGGAGCGTATTG